CAGCTTTCCGGCATAGACCACGGCGGCACGCGGCAGCGCCTGATAGGTGTATCGCATCGGCAGGGAGCCGCCGACGGTATTGTCCTCGGTGAAGCCGGACTGACCGGTTCCGGTGATATCGCCGAGCTTGAACGCACGGTCACCGAGCGCGGTGACGTTGCTGGTGATCGCGGTGCTGACCAGTGCTGCAAGGAAATAGGTCCCGCTCGATGGAACGGTGTAGGGCGACGACAATGTCAGGTCGGCCCAGCCGCCGCCGGGATGCGCAAAGCTCTGGCTCACCGTGACGTCGTAATTGCCGGCGCTGTTGCGCTTGACGATCTTGGCCTTCAGCGTCGCTGCCGACGCCGAATAGATCCCGATGCTCGATACCACGGCGCCCGGAATCAGCGCCTGGGTCCTGTCGACGATCGTGTAGGCACTGCCAAACACGATGGTGGTGCTCGGCTCCCGGATCGTCGTCGTCGTCAGCGCCGATGCGACCGATGCGTCGCTCGCCTGGAGCCGGAAGCGCAAGGCCGACAGCGACTGCAACGCGAAGCGAAACAGCGCCGGGCCGTCATCCGGCAGCATGACCTCCTCGACGATCTCCTCCCACGCCCCGTCGATAAACCCCTCGACGGAGACCGGGATCTCGCCGCTTCCCCAATTGTGCCGCGCGACCGCGATGTAGTCGATCGGATCGACCTCGTTGGTCGTGATCGTCAGATATTGCTCGCCGGCAGCGCCGGCGCGCCATTCCAGATTGGTCGCGGGGTTGGCGAGATTCGAGGCCGGATAGTTGCCCTCCTCGGTATCGGCCACGATCGTCGTGGCGGTCACGACATTGCGCCAGCCGATCACCGGATGATCGAGCGAGAGGTCGTCGGCGACGCCCGCGAGGACGACGGCACTCGAGATGACGATCGTCATCAGGCCGGCACCACGTTGAGACGGTAGCCGTCCGAGAACATGCCGTTCAGGCCGTCGATCAGGTCGCGGAGCGCGTCGCGAGTGGTCGCAATGGGCACGGCGACGTTGACGATATTGGGCGCGCCAGAATTGCCCCCGCGCTGCCCCTGATTTCCACCACGGTTCGGCGTGATGTCGATCTGCTCGCCGGGCTCGACCATGGCCTGAAACAGCTTGCTGTCACCGCCGCCAACGCCGCCAGGGACGGTCATGGAGAGACCATCCTTGAAACCGGTCGGAACGGACTGGCTCTTGATCTGTGCCACCAGCCGGGCGCCCTGCGCCAGCACGGCGGCCATCGCCGCGATGTTGGCCGGGAACGGCAACTCCAGCGCCTTCGCGGCGCCGGTGAACATGGATATCGTGGCCTGGATGGCACCAAAGATCTGCGCCGCCTTCGCCATGCCGGCGCTTTCCTTGCCAAACGACGCGGCGATCGTGGCAAAGCTTCCAGCCATCGACGCACCAGCGATATTCCACGAGGTTCCGGCACTCTCTGCCGCCTTCTGCATGGCCTGCTGATAGGTCTCGGCGCTGATCCTGCCGTTATCGAACAGCAGTTGAATCTTCGCCAATTCCTGCTGATAGACCTGCCCGGGCGTGAGGTTCGATTGCGTCATCTGAAGCCCGGCCATCGTCATGGCAAGGCCGCTCGCCGACGCCTTGACTTCGTCGAGTTTGGCGCGCTGTGCATCGCTGATCGTCGTATGGTTCGCGGTCGCAATCGCAAGGGCCTGATACTCGATCTTCAACGCCTCGGCAGTGCCGACGGCCTTACCGAAGCCGGCGATCTCAGCGTTCTGCCCCGCGAGCGACTTGTTCTGGCTGTCGAGATACTGATCGACCGCGTTCTTTCCGGCCATCGCCTGATAGTTGAAGTCCTTCTGCCCCTTTGCGGCGTTGTCGGTGCCATCCTTCATTTTGCCGAGATCTGCGGTGAGCGCAGACAGATCGAGGCCGAGCCCCTTCAGCGCCGTGCCAAGAACGCTCGTCCCATCCGGAACCTTGGTTGCGACATAGGAAGCGATCTCGCCAAGCTTGTCCTTCAGCGAGTCGAAATTGCCGGTCGCAATCGCGACCACGCCGGCCATGACGAGAATGCCCTTCAGCGACAGGCTGCGCACCGCTTCGAACGCTGCCATCACAAGTCCCGTCGCCTGGATCGCGCGCGCGAGGCCAACGAAGGCGACACCCATGCTGACCACAGTTGACGTGATCTGCGCGGCGACGAACACCGCGCCGAGCTGAATGACGATCTTGAAGTTGTCCGTCACCAGAAGCACGCCGCGGGCGAGCCCCTCGAACGCCGTCTTGAGGAATGCCAGCTTCGATGCCTGCTTATCGGCATTGCTGGCGCCGGCGAGCATGCGATCGGCAAACTGCTGAAGCGCCGGCAGCAGGAACGCCGTCAGCTTGACGATGATGCCGTCCTTGGCCGCGCCCAACGTGGTCAAGGTATCGCGGAATTTCTCCGCGGCGGCGGCCGTGGGTCCGTCGATGACAACGCCGAATTTCTGCGCATTGTCGATCATCCCCTGAATGCCATCACGGCCGGCGTTCAGGAGCGGGATCAGGTCCGCGCCCGATTTGCCGAAGATGGCGATTGCCGCGGCCGTCTTACCGGCGCCGTCCTTCAGGCCCGCGAACTTGTCTGCGATGTTCAGCAGCATGTCCTGCGTCGGAAGAAGCTGGCCGTTGGCATCCTTGACGTTGACACCAAGCGCGCGGAAGGCATTGGCGGCCTCAGAGGTCGGCTTTCCGGCCGCCTCCACCATGTTCTTGGACAGCTTGCCGACGCCGACACCGAGCTGCTCCATGCTCACATCGGACAGGTCCGCGGCGAGCTTCAGCGCGGAAAGCTGCTCAACCGGAATCCCGATCTTCTGGGATTGCTTGTTGAGCTCGTCCATCGACTTCAGGGTGTTGTTGATCCCCAGCGCGACGGCGCCATAGGCAGCCGTGATCGCGGCACCGATCACGGCGCCGGTCGCGGCGATATCACTGGCGAACTGGCCAAGCTTCGCGCGCGAGTCGTCTAGCCCCTTGTCGAGCGCCGCAGTATCGGCGCCCAGGACCACGCGAAGCGCACCGATGATGGAGGATCCGGCCATCTATGCTCTCAGTTCGGCTTGCCCTTGACCTCGCCGCCAAGCGCCAAGGTCCATTGCTTGGCGATCGCCAGCATTTGTTCGGGAGATTGCGTCCTGCGCTCACGGACTTGCAGCGCACGAAGCTTGGGGAACTTCTTGAACCGCGGCATCGCCGCGGTGTACCAGGCAAGCCACGCGCGCTCGTTGTGCTCGCGCGTGAACTGGGCCTGCTTGCCGGAGAAGATCACGCGGACTTCGCGTGGCGTCTTACGCCAGAAGGCGTCGGGATCGAGCCCGTAGGAAACCCAGTCCTTCAGGAGGCCCGGCCAGTCCCACTCCGACGCGATCCCTGCCGAGGGCCCGGCTTGCCCTCCGGCGCCGGGAAAGCCTTCGCGATGGCGTCGCTGACCTTGCCGAGCACCGTGGCAGCGCCACCGGCCGACAGGATCAACTCTCCGGCCTCCTTCAGCGTGATGTCGGGATGGCTCTCGCGCAGCCCGGCATGCAGAACGTGCCGGATGGTCGAGATCGACATCCTGGTCTCGTCGGCAAGCTCGGCGACGATCGCCGGGAAACCCTTCCCGAGCGACTCTTCCATCGAGCACACGGCATCGATCGAGAAGCGCAGCGTGTAGACCGCGTCCCCGACCTTCAGTTCAACTTCACCCCGGTGCGGATTCATGTGTTACGCCTGCACCAGGGTGGGCTTGCCGGACACCTTGAAGGTGATCGAAGCGCTCATCTTGTCGTCGATCGGCGCATCGGGCTCGAACCCGGTCAGGATCGCGGCGAACGAGAAATAGGAGCCGTCGGGGAACGCGATCACGCGGTCGATCGTCGCCGCCGGCCCGTCGAGGTCGAACTCCGCCATCATGGCGGCCGCCGCAGCATTGCCCGGCACGAAGTTGATATCCATGCTGACCTCGCCGCCGTCCTTGAGGCCCGCGATGAATTCGCGCCACGCATTGGGACTCAGCTCGTGCGTGGCATCGACCGTATCGCGCGCCAGCGCCGGCGGCGTGATGCCCGTGACCTCGGGAAGCGTGCTCAAAACCGCGGGCACGGCGCCATTGCTGGATTTGAACAGCGTGCCATAGCCAATGCGAACGCCGGTGCTCATAGCGATATCTCCGTTTCAGGAAGGTGGTTAGTTCCCGGCTGCAATCTTGGCCGCGAGCCGCTCGGCCTTTTTCGCAAGACGCTGGCGCGCCTTTTCGATCTGTTCCTCGAGAGAGGCCTTGATGCCGTCGAGAACCTTCATCACGTTGCCGTCGAACGCCGGCCGCAAATGCGGTTGCGCCGCCTGGTGCGCGTTTCCGAATTCGGTCTGCACACCCTTCGCCGCGGGGCCCGGCCCGATATAGACCTCGACGTCGCTCTCTTTGTTGTTCTGGCTCTTCTGCCGGCGCGAGAGTTTCGTTCCGATCGTATAGGACGCCTTCAGACCGCCGGTCAGACGCGGCGCGAGAGCTTCGCCTGCGTCCTTGATCGGTTGGCCCTGCTCTTTCAGCACCCGCAGCAGCACGTTGCGCGCCGTCGCCTTGGGAAGCTCCTGGAGCGCCTCGTCGAGCTCGGCGAGGCCTTCTATTTTGAACGTCTGCCGGGCCATCAGAGCCGGAGCCTGGCGCCGTCAGATATCTCTTTGTTCACTTGGTCGACGAAAGAGAAGGAGTCATCGCGCTTGAACGTCCTCCACTCATCGTCTTCCTTGGTGGTCTCCAGGACGATCCCAACACCAGCAATGCGCGCGCCAAGGCGGAAGCACCACGAAGCAACCCTCAGCCGGATCCCAAACACTCGCAATCCCGTCACATGGATCGTGACGCACTGGGCGGCTTGAGAGATTGGGAAGTTGATCGAGGCCATCACAACTCCTCATGATGAATGAAATAGTCCCGGCTCACGCCATAGAGCTGCACGATATCGTCGTACTGCTCGCGCTCGTCGGCGCAGAACGCCCCCTGGATGACCACAGAAGGATTTCCCACCGCGCCGGAGAAACCGCTCAGGCAGTCCTTGACCGTGTTCGCGAGCACCGTGGCGGCGTCCGACGTCGGCGCCCATGCGTCGATCTGCATGCGCGACCGCGCGTATCCCGAGGCTCCCCGCATCGTGTAGTCGGTATTGCCGGAGATCCGCGTGTAGACCAGGCTCGCGACCTTCGTGCCCTGCGGCATCCGGATCGGGAATACCCGGTCCACAACCAGCGCCGCGATCGCGGCGTCGCCCAGCAACAGCGCGCGCAGTGCCGGGCGAATGTCCTTCATCAGTTCGCAACGCCGGTCGAAGCGATATTGAGCACGATGACGGTCGTCGACTTGGCAACGCCGATCGTCGACATGTATTCGCCGGTGCCGACGTCGGCGAGCGGGCAGAGCCCGCCCGGATTGCTCGACAGGTAGTATTGCGTGTTGGCGACCACCGTTGCGCCGATCGTGATCTCGCCCGATTTCTGGATACGCAGCGGCTGCCCGATGCCCGCGGTATTCAGCGCGAGGCCGCGCGGCGTGCGGATCAAGGCCGACGCACCGTCGGCATCGGCGAGCTTGTAGCTCTGATCGATATCGCGGTAGACGGCCTGGCCGGCGGTCACCGCCGCACCTGCAACACCGTCCTCGGTGACGGCGCCAGCGCCTGGAAGAACACTCCCGGCAGTAACGGAAAGATCGGCCATAGCAGTTTCCTTTCGGTGTTGAGGATTTACGTCGTGGTCACGTCGGCGCGCTGAAGCGTCTTGATGGAGAGATCGACTTGCCGCCCGACTTCGTCCGGCGAGAGGATGTCATAGACCAGATACCAGGCCGGGCTCTGCTCGTTCACCGCGATGCCGTCGACCGGATAGATGATCCGGTCTCCCGGCGCGAGCGGCCGCGCGGCGGACGGGATTTCGTGGAAGCGGATCGTGAACGTCGTCTCCGAGCTTGCCACCTTCTCAGGCTGCGCGAACTTCTCGGTCCCCTTGGTCGGCTGCACGAAGGCGAGGCACTTGTAGACGAGATCCGTCCATGTCTCGATCGGCTCGCCGGAGCTCGACTGCGTCAGCGACTTGCGCTGGATGATGATCTGCCGATCGTAGCGCCGCTGCATCAGAACTTGATCCGGCGGAACGGCGCCAGCAGCGCATCGGCCGCAAACGGCAGCGGCGTCACCGTGCCGCCGAACGCGATGCTGGTCGGGTTATCGAACCACTGCCGGATGATCAGGAACATCGCCTGCTTGATCGCGTCAGGGACCGTGCTGGTGAAATCCGGAGCAGAGCCGGCGTTCGCATAGCCCGCCAGATAGGTCACGCTCGCACGCGGCAATTCGGTATAGAGCAGCGGCGATGCAAAGGTCGAGACGAACTGGACGTAGCTTCCGAGCTCGTCGGTCAACAGACTATAGTTCGCCGGATTGACCGTCTGCTCGACGCCGTTGGCATCCTTGTATTTGACGCTGGTGATCGAGATCACCGGAAACAGCGGCAACCTCATGCAGCGCATCACCAGGCTGTCGAAGTCCTGCCGCCAGGTCTGCTCGCACAATGCCCGCCCGAGGATCCCCGTCCAGCCGTCGAGATACGTCGTCGCCGCGGCGATCAGGCCGTTGATCAGTGCGTCCTTCTCGGAATAGCCGATATCGAGCTGCGCCTTCACTTCGGCGAGGGTGACCGGCTTGATCGAGGGGGCGGCAGTGAGAACTGGGCGGTACATGGATTCCGGTTTCTGATCCTGGTTGAGGCAAGGTCGCGCCCTTGAAGGGAATGGACGTCCAAACGTAGCAATTGATTGTGCGCCGCAACCCGAGGTAGCCATGAGCTTTTGAGGTTCTGACCGATGTTCTGGGTCTATCTGGTCGGCGGCATCGTCCTCGTTAAATTCGCCATATTGGCCTACGTCCAGTGGCGAGCACCTTATCGCATGAAGGATGACGGCGGCCCCGTCAGCGGATGGGGAACACCAGAGGGTTAGAGCGCAGCCGCCTCGGTCTTGAAACAGAACATGTCATACGTCAGGTTTGAACCGGGGCTCGATGCCAGACCCGCACCGACCGACAGGTACGAATATTTCTGGTTTCGATAGGTTGTCTGAATGCCGCCCAGTTCAAGTGTGCCGTTTGCGAGGGTCGTGCTCGCGATGGAACTACCAACTTGCGCGGAGAAATTCCGCACAAACCCGACCAGATTCGATGCCGTCCGAGTCGCAATCCAATCGCCGGAGGAGTCGGTGGTGCTAGTTGCTCCAGAGGCCGTCCCGCTGTTAAACCGACCAAATGGGAAATTCGTTGAGCCTCGCGTTCTGAAGTTCGCGAGAGTGCCGTCACCGATAGAGCAATCTGCACTGGTATTGTCAGAGACGTTGCGTGCATTATCCAACGCGATGTGCATTGAGTTCAATGTCCACAATCCGTCCGCGGCCGTCGTCGGATTGTAGGTGGACACCAGGGCGCCGGTCCCCAAGCAATCGAAGCCAGACCCCTTTGCCCAAGAGACCGTACCGACGATCGAGAAGTGATCGCCATTCCGCTTGATATTGCGAAGCGCGACATTCTGATCATAGCTTGCGTGAAGGAAGAAGCACGACGATTGCGCGTACCATCCCCGTTGCTTCGCCATGAAGATAAGGCGGTTGTATGCTGCAAGCCAAGGCTGCGGAGGTGCCGCGAGCCCAGCCGCAAGCGTCGCGTTGAAGAACGAGAGTGTTTCGGCTTCCGGGATGAACAAGCCGCCAAACGCCAGGCGCATTGAATTCGCTGCGTCTGCCGCACAGAACGAGTTCGGGTGAATTCCGTCTACCGTCCGCACGTAGGGGTTTTTCCACAGCATGCTGTTCGCTGCCGTCATCGTCGCGGTAGCAAAATCAACATACTTGCCGGTTGCGACGATGGACGCGTTGAAGGTCGGGACCTGCGCCGCGTTCGGACTTAGTGCTGTCTGGTTGCCCGTTGTTTTCCAGCTATCGGTTGACGTCGACATAGCACCCAGCGCCATGCCGTAGATATTCGGAGCGTTGAACCAGCCATTGACCGTGGTCCAATCCGCGAACGCTTGAGCTGCGGTATGGGCGACGCGCGAGCCAACGTCATTCGTTCCGAGAGCATTAAACAGGTGCGAATACGACGTGCCCAGCGACGTGATAAATGCGCGCGTCTTGGTATTCGATAACAGCAGATCGGCAGCAGCCAAGCCGCCGCGACCGATACGCACATAGGAGCAGATCGGATCAAGCATACGCGGGATCGGCCCCGTGCCGCCCTTGATCCCGACCGAAGTAATATCGCCTGTTCCCGCTGCGTTAATGCTATCGCCGAGAACGACGGCCTGCTTAGGTGACGGATGCGCAATGGTTCCGATGATGGCCGAGGGGGCGAACAATGCGGCCGTGGTCGTTTGGGCAGGGATCACGCCGGAATTGCCGAAGTCACCGGAGATAGAGCCGTTGATCACACCTACGGTGCTTGGCGCGACGAAGCAATCATGAAGTGCGATGGTGCCGCCGGAGTTCACCGCCGTGACAACCGTCCTAATCCAGTACTTGTCGCCGGCCTTGATCGTTAACCCGGCCGCATCTGTTATAAGCTGCCCGCCGTTGGGGATGATGCCGGTCGCGGCGCCGCTCATCAGAACCTGAGTAAACGTTCCTGACGGGTACTCCACAAAGCACTTGATGGTCGCGTCCGAGCCCTGGTTTAGCTCCGTGCCGCCGGTCGAGAAGGAGAGCCAGCCCAGATAGGTGATGGTGAAATTGGAAATGTCGCCTTGCGGGTCGGCGTAGTGCTCGCTGATGTAGGTGATCGGGAGCGTGCCAGTCAGGTTGCTCGACTGAGCCGAGTTCGTGAAAGTGCCATTGGCAACGATGACGTTGCTGGTCGACGTGCCACTATAGGTCGCGGCGATCGACGGGAACGACATCGAGCCCGCGCCGGATGTCGGCTCAACACCGACCGCCAGACCGTTGAAGTACCATGCCGCATTGATCCGCCCCTGTGCGAGCAACCATGCATGGATCGGCTTCAGATCGATCGAAGTAACCACGCGATCTTGCAGATCGGTAGGCATGAAGATGATGTCGGGATATGCGCCGCTGTTCGCAGTGTCGTCGCGGGCAACCGTCCATGTAATGCCGTTGAGCGTAACCTGCCCGAGCTGAGCCCCGGTGATGCCAGATCCGATTGACGCCACATAACTCTGGAAATACGCAGGAGCCGACAAGGCGATCTCAATCTCGACCTTGTGGTTTCCGACGCCATGAGCGTTCGCTGCATCGGTGAGGAAATAGTCGATGATGCAGACGTGGGAGTTCGCCGGGCTCGCCGAATGGCTCATATTGAGATCGAGCGATAGCGCAGTGATCGCGCTGATCTGACGCGCTGTGATTGGCGTCTGTGCGGACGTGTTAAAGTAATCACCGAAGCAAAGCTGATTGAACCCGATCGGAATACCCGGCGAGCGCGTTGGCCATGTCCAGTTCATGACGGTCCCGTTCGGGAACGTCGCCGGCTGCACGACTGCGCTGTCGCTGCCTGTCAGGACCAGCCCGGCCGCGTTATAGGGATTGAGATAGAGCGTCCAGTTACCAGATTTGTAGTTCGTGAAATCCGGCACAGGGGTGCCAATGGCCCCCACCCCCCCAGAGACAGCAATCCGATTCAATTGCCCATATACGTCGGCACTGTAGCCGCCCCCGCCGGCCCCATAGAGACCATCGGCGAGGCGCAGGATCTGACCGTAGACATCGTTCGTATATGAGCCCGCGGCGATGCCGAGGCCAACATTGATACGCTTCAGCTGGCCCAGGATGTCGTTGCTGTAGGCCGGCCCCGCCGGTGCGCCGACGGTATCGGCGATCCGCAGGATCTGCCCGTATTTATCATGGGAGTAGGTGTCCGCAGCGCCGGAAAGATCGGCGATCTGCAACAGCATCCCATAGATGTCGTTGGTGTACGGCATCGATTATCGCAGCTTGAGCGTATTCTGCTTGGACTGCCGGTTCACCGGCGCCGCGCCGATCGCCCGGTTGACGGGCGCCTGCATCGCCTTGGTTTCGACGACCTCTTCGACCAGGCCGCGGCCGATCAGCGTCCGCGCCTGGTTGTTCGGCATCTCGGGGATCATCTGCCCCTTGATGAACGACCCGAAGGCCTTGAGGATCTTCACCTTCATGCCGCTTCTCCCGTCCAGACATCGTCCGGCGCGCGATTGGTCGCGCTCCAGTCCTTCGCGCTCTGCCACACCGGCCTCATGTCCTGGTCGGGCCAGCGCACCATCAGCTCGAGATGGCCGATCACCACGCGCGGGGCGAGGTAGAGGCTCCTGCCCTCACGCTCCCACACCCGCCAGAAGTGGATGTCGGGATCGAGCTTGCCGTCCTTCCATTCGCCATCCTTGTTCGGATGGCCGTGAAACCAGGGCTGCGGCAGCGCGCGCAGCGCCTCGACCTTGATCAGCGTGAGGCCGAAATGCGCCTGCCTCACCTTGACGAGATCGGTCTCGAACTCCGCGCGCTCGACATCGACGCTCTTGCCATCGTCGCAGACGGTTCGCATGCCGGCGGCAAGCCCGAACAGCGGCTGATCGGCGTGCCGGCTCGCCTGGATCGGCGCGATCGCATCAGCATCCGAATGGACCATGGCGAGCTGCAGCAGCTTCGAGACGTGACCGGCATGGAACACGCTGTCGTAATCCAGCGTCAGCAGATAGTCCGGCGCATCCGTCTCGATCGCCCGCTCCATCACTTGCGTGAGCGACTGATCCCAGAAGGCGCCTGTGACATTCGTCAGGTCGATTCCGAGCCGCGGCAGCGCCGAGATCGCGCTATTCCACATGTCGTTGAAGCCGAGCCGCGGCGTCGTCATCACCGCCTTGACCTTCGGCCGGGCCTGCCGCGGCTTGGTGCCGGCGAGGTTCAGTGAGACCGGCAGCGCAGCACAATCGTCATCCAGCTCGGAAACCCACGACCGCAGCAGCACCAGCCCGGCAGCCGCCAGCAGCTTCTTCAGGTGAGCCTCGTCGAACAGCGCCTTGTGGAAGTCGGCGCCGTCGACCTGGCCGCCCATCACATAGCCCTCGGTCGGCTGCTGCGTCCCGTCAAGATAGCCCTGCGCGACCTTGGCGAAGTCCGGAACGGCAATGCGGAGCTCGCCGCCGGGCTTGAGCACCCTCACCCATTCCCTGATGACGTCGGCGACCTGCCCGTGCGCGAAGTGCTCAAGCACGTGACTGGCACGGACGACGTCGATGCTGTTGTCGGCGAAGGCCGGCAATGGAAATACGGTGGTGCCATGGGCATAGCCCATCGGCAGAAAGCCATCCGGCGAGCGCGCGCCTGCGCCAAGGTCGAGCTTGGTCATGAATCATCTCCCGTTGATGAAAGAGCCCGGAGAGAAACGCGTGCGCCGCGCCGGCCGGGGACCGGCGTTTTCGGTAGCGAGCCTAGACGCACGCTTCGCGAAGATCAGGCCTCGATCAGCGCCAGCACGCCGGCTTCCGCCGCCGTGTTCGGCATCTGGTCGTTCCACGACAGATTGGCGACGCCGGTGATGGTCTGGGTGGTGCGCGGGCTGATCTGGGCGCGGATATAGCGCTTCTTGCCCTGCAGATTGAGGTTGATCTTGTAGAGGTTCGGATTGGAGGTGTCGGCGTTCGGCAAGGTGTAATCCGTGCCGGCGACGGTGCCCGTGATATCCGAAAAGTTGGTCGCATCCGTGGTGTCGGAGTGCTGAAGCTTCAGCACCGAGGGCTTGTTCGACACCACGTCGGCGGTGGTCAGCACTAGGTCGAGCGACAGATGCCGCGAACGCGGGCCGCCGGGCGGAGACGTATCGATGTTGAGTGCAGTGGCGGTGCCGCCGTTGGTGACGGCTGCCGAGGCGATCGCCAGGGCCAGACGGGAAGAAGGACGCATGGGTCTCTCCTGAGAGTGATTGGAGCTTGGGGCGGGTTTTTGGCTGCCGGCGCTGTCTTAAGCGCCGGAGCCCTGATCGGATGAGGCGGCAGGTTCGACCGGATCGTCGGCGGGCGCTTCGGCCTTCTCCGCCGCGGCAGCTTGCGCGGCAGCTTCCGCAGCTGCTCGTTCGGCCGCTTCCTTCTCCGCTTGCGCGGCGGCTTCCTTTGCCGCCGCCTCGGTCGCGTCGATGGCAGATCGCAGCTCTGCGAGCTGGTCGGGTGATCGCTCGATCGCGATCTCTTCGCCCGACGCGGATTTGAGGACGATGAGCGCGCGGCCTTCGCCGCGCGCATCGATCCTCAATCCGCCACTGACGAGCCGCAACGGCCTACTCGCCCATCAACGCCACGACGGGCCCGGCGACGGTGGTGTTGCCGATGTCGTGGATGTTGATGTCGAAGCGCTCGGTCGCCTTGATCGCGATCTGATCTTCGGCGAACTTGTACTCGGTCGAGCGCGCCACCGCCATGCCGCGGCGGTTGCCGAAGGTTGCGGCGAGGCCAATATCGCCGAACAGGATCATCGCCTTGTCGGAGAGATCGGTCGTCACCGCCGGCATCGCCGGCGAGATCTCGACCGGGAAGCCGAGATACTGGTACTCGACGCGCCCGGTGATGTCGCTCTTGCTGATGCCGCCGGCGCCCTGGATGATCCGCTGGAACACGGTCGCCCACGCCAGCTGCGAGCAGTAGAAGCTCGGATTGCCCATCAGATAAGCGTATTGCGGCAACGCGCCCATCAGGCTGGCGAGGTCGTTCGAGTCGATCTCGACGAAGGTGTCGTGGCCGGAAGCCGCATCGACTGCACCCTTGAAGGTCGAGGCGCCGGCCGACACCTGGTCCGCGAACAGCTGAAGGAAGCCGCGCGTGCCGTGGTAGGATTTGCTGCCGTCGCCGGAGAAACCCGCCGTGTCCTCGGACACCGCGAAGGCATAGGCCATTTCGCCGACCAGGATGTCGCCGATGTTGACGGCGGCGTCTTCGTCGAGCTCGGACGACATCAGCGTCAGCACGCCCCACTTGTTGGCGGTCAGCTTGACGTTGTCCCACGCCATCTGCGACTGCGTGATGGCCTCGGCCTCGCCGACCGGATAGGCGGTGAGGCCGCCGGTGCGCCGCGGCACGTTCATGGTGTCGCGGCCCATCGGCATCACGGTGCAGAGGCGGCGAAACATGCCGTACTGATCACGCAGGATGATGATCTCGGTCGAGAACTCTTCCGGCACCAGCACGCCGCCGGCGGAATTGACGCCTTCGGACTGCGCACGCTGCAACATGATGCCGTTCTCGCGGCACCAGCTATGCGCCTTCTCCGAGCCCCAGAGCGCCGCGAGCGCGAACTGCCCGAAGCGATAGGCGCGCTCGGCGGCGTCCGGACCCTTGAAGTTCTTCAGGCGCGAATGCAGCAGGCGGCGCGCCAGCGGATTCTCGGTGTTGCGCTCCGAACCGGTCGGATTTGCCGGACGCGCCAGGGCAGCACTTTCCTTCTGCGCGGCTTCCATGCGGTCGATCTTCGCCTTGATCTCGGCGATCTCGAGCTGGCAGGCTTCGTACTTGCCCTTGTCCTCGATCACCTCGTCGGTGTTGAGTTTGTCCACCGCCTTGCCGAGGGCTTGGCGGAGATCGTGCAGCTTGCTCATGTCTTGCTCCGTGAGCGTTAGTGGCCGCGACTGCGGCCGGGAATCCCCGCCAAAGCGGAAGGGGAACTGGCTTACAAAAATGTTGGGATGATCAGGCGCTCAGATCGGCGCGCAATCGCGCGGCAGCCTCGCGGCGCGCGGTCTTCTCGGCGTCGTCATCGTTCGCGGGCGGCCGCGGCGCGTCCTTCTCTTCCGTCTCCTCCACACCGACGACGCCGATCACGAGCTCGCAGGCCTGCGACATCAGGTCGTGCGCCGAGCGAAGCTTCTTCTCGTTCTCGGCGGAAATGACCTTGCCGGCACGGGGCTCGACCAGCGGCTTGCGGGCGCGGGCGCGGCGCCCGATCGCGGCGAGCTTCACCACGGCCCGTTGTGCCGGCGACAAGGCAGCCATCTCGACCGGATCATCCGTCATGATGGCCGCATCATCGTCTTCGCCGCCCAACAGCTCGGCGACCTCTTCGGCGGTCATCTCGACCAGCACCTGCCCGAGTGCCTGAAGTGCCGCGGCGAGCTTGGCCGGCACCTCGCTGGCATCGCCTTCGTATTCGGCTTCCCACTCGACGCAGTCGTGCAGGTAGCCGAGCGATTCCAGCAGCGAGGCCAGCCAGGAGACCTCGTAGAGTCCCTTGGTGGAGATGGCGTCGAACTCCGCGGCCAGGCCGAGGCTCGCAATGTCGATGCCGGCGGCCTTGGCCTGCAACAGCGCGTTGCGATTGGCGGGGATCGGAACCACGCTGACCTCGAGCAACTCCTGCTTGATGAAGTCGATGCCGCCGGGGCGGGACTTGTCCTTGGTCTGCTTCCATTCCAGCGGCTGGAAGCCGACCGACACCGAATTGATGAAGCCGCCGTCGACCAGGCGTAGCACCATGTCGGCGGCCGGATTCTCCTCCGCGGTCGCAAAGCGGATGTTGCCGACGAAGCTCTCGCCCTCGACGCCCTCGTCCTGGGTGCGGCCGATCACGTTCGTCACTTCGCTCGCATCATGCCCGAACAGCGCGACCGAGCCCGCGGCCTTATCGAACACCCAGCCGCGCGGATTGATCGTATCGCCGTAGCGATCAACCGAGCCGTCGGAAAAGACGAACTTGCGGACGCGCGAGCCCTCCTCGATCGACTGCTCGTCTGCCGGAAGAAAGCGGCCGACGACCGCGCGAACCGCGACGCCCGGCTTGTGGCCCTTGGCGACGCGCTGCTGGAATTCACCGATGTCGACGATCTTCCGGCTGGGACTCGGCATGTGGAATGATCTCCTAGCTGTGCGCTGCGAGCCGCAAGCTGCTGCGGCGCTGGTGGCTCTCCACGGCAGAGAGGCGCTTGTTGAGCTTGTCGATGTCGTGCGCGTAATTCTTCGCGCCTTCGTCCGAGCTCGGCCGGCCGCCATCGTCCGCCTGCGTGCCCGTCGACTGGCTGCCTGCGGAAGCCATGTTCGCCGGATATTGCAGCTCGTCGGCCTGACCGCCTTCCGGCCTCCAGCCGAACGACACGCGGGCTTCGTCGGGCTTGGCGATCATCGACATGATCGCGGTCCGCCACATGTTCATGCGCGTGAGCAGATCCGCCTGCGTCAAGTCCGAGAAATCGAATTCGACCGAGACGTTCTCCCGGCGCAAACCGAACGTCGACGAAAGCTTCGCGCGCCAGCGGTTGGTGTAGCCGGTCAGCGTGTAGTTGACGTACTCCTGCGCCTGCTGGGCGATGTTGTTGTTGGTCGAGCCCGACAGATCCCCCATCATGTGCGGCGGGATGCGGAAGATGCGCGCCACTTCCTCGAGCTGGAATTTCCGGGACGCGATGAACTCGATATCGGCCGCCGACATGCTGAAGGGAACGAACTTCAACCCCTGCTCGCCGACGATCACCTTGCCGGAATTGCCGAGGCCCGATGCGTTTTCCTTGAACTCCTTGCCCAGCCGCGTCGCGGCTTCCGGCGAAAGCTTCTGGTCCGTCGTCAGCATGCCCGACGGCTTGGCGCCGTTGCCCATCCAGTTGACGGCCTGCTGTTCCTGGGCGAGGCCGAGCGCGATCGCTTCGCGCGCCAGCGTGATGCGCGAAGCGCCCAGCAACCCGTTCAGCGAGAAGCCGCGGATATGCAGCACGTCTTCCGCCGGGATCAGCTTGGGAAACCCATCGAGGATCGCCATCTCGTGCCGATCGAAAGCTGTCGGCTGGTAGAAGATCGCCCCGCCCGCGCCGATCCACGGCAATATCCGGTCCGGATTCCACGGATAGAGCGCGACCGGCAGGCCGCGGCCCGAGCGCTTGATCAGCGCATAACCGTTACCGCGCATGATCAGCCCGACCTGCATCATCTCGCGCAGCTCGAGGCCGTTCATGTAGTCGTTCGGCTCCTGCAATAGATCGTACAGGAAGTGATCCTTGGCCGGCGTCTTCGAGCCGTCGGCATTGGTGAGCATCGGCGCCCACGGAATCTTGGCGACGTCTTCGGCGAGCATCGTCACCGCCGACATCACCGCCGGCGCCGCAAGCGATGAAGCCTGCCCGATGTTCAGCCCGGTCGCGGAGCGCCCGCGCCAGATGTCCGGCCACGCTTCGGCATCGGTCGTCGAGAAGGTATCGCCGGCCTTGGCGACGGCCTTCGAACGGCCTGACCATGCCGGATTGGGGTCGGTTCTCAGACGCGGCGTCATCTCGTCGCTAAGCTCCAAGCACAAGCAACCCGCGCGCGGCGGAATAAACCGATCCAGACGTATCGCCCTTCTCGGCGATGCCGAGGGCATCGACGACGGCGGCGATGAGATCGATGCGACCGCTCGACTTCGCCTTCGTCGGCTTGATATTCTCGGCTGCGTCCACTTCGACGGCGACCGACTGTGCATGGCGGCGAAACAGCGGATGCCCGCCATGATGGAAGCCGTTGCTCATCACCAGCCGCTCGAGCTCCTTCGAAGGCGCCGACAACGAAACGAACCCCTGCCCGAACAACACGACCGGAATGCCTTCCTGCTCCAGCCGAACCGCGGTGCCGGTGGCGTTGAACCGGTCGATGGCGAGTCCGCCTTCGTAAGGTTCACGCTTCGAATTGCCGTAATGGGCAATCCGGAATTTGGTCGCATCATCGAGGATCTGCTTCTCGATGAAGCTATAGTCGACCACATTGCCGGGTGTCGTGAACAAGGCACCTTCCTTGACCCAGCGCTCATAAGGCTGCCGGTCGCGCTTGCCGTGCTCCTTCACGAGATCGGCAGGCTTATAGGCGCGGCACAGCGCGACGGGAACATCAAGCCCTTCCTGAATCGGAAACCACCACACCAGGCCCGACAGATCCTGCGTTGACGACAGGTCGAGGCCGCCAAAGCACCGCTTGCCGAGCAGGCGCTGCTCGAACTCCGACTCGAATGGATGCTTGCCCTTGTCGCACCATGCGATCGGACCGGCGCAGTGATCCCAACCAAAGCGCCTTCCATCGTCGTCGACCGAGTCCATCGGGAGCCAGCGCACGGCTTGGTCGGTCCAGATGTTCAGCCGGTAGCGCTTGAAGTCGTTCTCGAGCCGCGGCAGCTGCCGCGCGCGCCTGAAATCGGCCATGAACGGTTCGACCTTGACCGACTTGCCGAAGTTCGGGTTGGCCTTGCGCCAGGTCTCTTCCTCGGTCCAGTCGTCATCCTCGCCGGGGGCGTAGATGACCACCATCGTCTCGGGATCGTCGATGTCGCCGGCCAGGATGGCCTGACATTCCTTGAACACCTCCTCGCCGTGGGTGCCCTTCTGCCCCGCGGTCGAGATCAGGAATTCCAGCGGCTGGCGCCGGGCTGCGGAGCTGTCATGCACGAACGTGTAGAGGTCACCGCTCGGCCATTCGTGGATCTCGTCACCGACGAGTCCAGACATGTTGAGGCCGTGCTTACCCTTCGGCTTTCCACTGAGCGGGCGAAACGACCCGTTCAATTCCGGGCAGTAGATCACCTTGCCCAGGCATTCGAGTTTCTGCGCCAGCACCGGCGTGCGCACCGCCATGTTGCTGGCCTTGGTGAACACGATCTTGGCCTGCGCCTCTTCCGAGGCGATTGAGAACACCTGCCCGCCCATCTCGGCGTCGCCAACCAGGATCAGCAGCGCAATGCCGGCAGCGAGCTCGGTCTTGCCGTTCTTGCGCGCGATCCAGACGAAGCAGCGGCGAAACCTTCGCGTGCCGTCCTTGCGCTTCCATCCGAACAGCGGCCGGACGATATCATGCTCTTCCCACTCTTCGAGGACGAAGGGACGCCCGGCCCATTCGCCCTCGGTGAACACCAGATGGTTCGGGAAGAACGCCGCGGCCTTGTCGGCCGTGCGCTCGTCGTACCAGAACTCGCCTTCGCGCCAGAACTCTCCGTCCCAATACGCTTTCGGGAACGCCTTGAGAGCAGCCGGACGCGGCGGCTCGACCGTCTTACGCTGCACCGGCATCAGTTCAACAGACCGATCGGCCCTTCAATCGGTTCGGCGGCGGGCGCCGCGGCAGCAGCCGGATCGCCTTCACGCGGCGCATCCTTGCCGGGCGCATTGCCGAACATGTCGCCGGTCGCGCCGGTGTTCGCACGCGCGGCCATGATGCGTTGGCGCTCGGCCGGGTTGAGGCCGAAGCGATCTTCGAAGGCCAGCATCATGCGGTCGAGGCGATCGGCCATCGTGAAAGCGGGATCCGCACGGCGAACCGTGCCGCTCGCGGTTTCGATCTCATAGAACTCGCCGCCAACATCGAGGCGCTTCTGCATGCCGAGCCAGCGGGCGTAGTGCTTGCAGTAGCGTGCGAAAGCCGGCACGTCCGTCTCGGTCAACAGCTTCATGCTGCGGAGCGTCGGCGCCATCTTCGAAAAGATCTTCAGCCCATCGCCCTTCAACCATGCCGGCGCCGCACCCGACGCAGCGGGCGCGCTCGGTTGTGCAGCCTTGGCCGTCTTGCGCGAGCGCGAGCGCACGGGCGCCTTCTGCTGTCTCACGCCTGCCGGCTGCGGCTTCGGTCCACGACGACCCATAAAAAAAATTCCTCGAAAACCCGCGAAAAATCGTTTGTTGTTTGGCCACCGGTCCCGGAAGGAAAGCGACCAAAGATTTTTACCCCCCTAGGGGCCTCAGCTCGCGAGACAACTCGACCGCGATTTTGCTTTTCAAAGACAGTGAGGTCTTATCGATCAGACCCCGTGCCCACTGCCCCTCAAGCATCTGCTTGACTACGTCGTGGTGCCACCTGCATGCGCTCTGCCAGTTGGCCATGTCCCACATCAGGGCATCGTCGCCTTTGTGCGGGACGATGTGGTCAACCAGCTCAGCCGCAACGAACAGGCCAACTGCCTGACATCCGACGCATAGCGGGTTGCTGCGCTTATAGGCGGCCGCTTCCCTGTCCCACCGCGCAGTGTACCCGCGCTCCCTCGCGCTGCCCCTGCGGCCGTCGTACTCGGCAGTAGCTTCCCGCCTTGTACGCGCACCCTTGGGACGGAAGGTCGGAGGCCTAACTGGCAATCATCACCATGGAAAATGGCCGCCGCCTGCACGATGCAGTCAATTGCAGGCGGCGTGGCCAAGTCTAAGGGAGGAAACGCCCAAGGAGGGCAGCGGCAACAGGGGCTAACCGGATGCCGCACACCCTATGCAAACAAAAGCCCGACACGCTGTGCACGTGCCGGGCTTGATGGGTGGTATGGCGAAACGGGTTTTCAGATAACCCGTTTTCCTTTTTGGACACATTGCCGAATTTGGTGAAGCATCAAATTTGCCTCGATGGGCGTCCGTTCCGGCGATCCACCTGATGTGGTCGGTACTAGGACAGGCCCAAGGCGCGCATCAAGGTCTGATTCCGTCCCTCACTGTCAAGCTGTAGTACGTCATCGAAGGCGGACCATGCACGGGTAGTTATGATCTGCGCTCTCAGGTCGGCCTCGGTGATCACCTTGGGCTTCGCTGCCTTGGCCTTCGCCTTGGCGCCCTTGCGGTTCTTCCAGCGCCGCTTTTTCTTCGACTTCGACTTCACCGGCTCAGGTTCGGGCTCCGGCTCGGGCTCGATGTCGATGATCACGGGGCGCTTCGAGTTTTCCATGGTGCGCACCACGTCGATCTCAGCATCAGTCAATGAGCCGACGATCTCGACAACGCCTGGAATACTGCTGATGCATTGCCAGTGCTGGTCGCTGTACCACATGAAAACGAAAAGGTAGCCGGAGAACATCGGAACGCGGCGTTCGAGCTTGCGCCCGCGCCTGACGATCTCCTCTTCGACCTCAGGCACGTAGACGCCGAAGCGATGTTCCGCGAGCGCGTTGGCGACCGCAACTTGCTCGGACGCGAACACCTCAACAACAAACCATCTCGCATCCCTTCCAGCGACGATCTCTGCATGCCGCGGATTACGCGGTTCATGCGGCTTCACCAGTTCGGCACGGACCTCCGGCGATAGCTTTTCCAGCTCCTCCGCGATCGGTTTCATTCAATAGCTCCAACATCTCGATTTTCCCTGTCGATTTGCTGGCCGTCAGTCCGCGAGAAACTGTACCGATTGCGCACAGCTTCTCCGGGAGGATGATTGGGAGCTTGCCCAGAGCTCCTTCAATCCTCCCGGTTGTCCTTAAATTGTTGGTGTCATGAGGTTTTTACTTTCATTTTGGGAGGATGGGAGGATTGGGAGGTTCTCTACGCATACATAAAGACTTTAAGTTTGTTGTTCACCGAGATGGCTACGCGCGCGCCCGCCCGCATGTGTATGCGGAAAGAAGCTCCCGAATTACCCGCAACCTCCCATCTTTAATAAATCCAACATGTTAAACCCGAATCGATTCTTCCCGTTTTGGGAGGATGGGAGGATCAGATCTCGTCATCGCCCGCGCTTTCACCATTATCGCCACTGCCTGACACCCGAATTGGGTTGCCTTGTGCGTCGACGAAGTCGTTCACCGACTTGATCAGCTTGATGTCGAGCCACCAGACGACGTCGCTTTGCTTGCGCTCGTAGCCGCGCTCATCCATTGCGAGAGAGAAGCCGCGGTTTTTCCACGGCGTCTCGCCGGATGATTTGCACCAGGCCTCATAGACCTGATGCAGCACCGACGATTGCACGCGATGCCCGGGCTCCTTCACAGTACAGTTCTCGAGGAAGCGACCCAGCACGTCGGATGTCGCGAAATATTTCGCCGTCGCGTCAGTCACTTCTTTCGGTTCTGTGAGGCCACCCCTATCGATCCAGGACCGCAGACCATCCAGCATCCAGTTGAGAATTCCGCTCGCCTCTGCTTTGAGCTTGCTGGCTAGTTGCATGTCGCGCTCCTCCTTTGGAATGGTCACGTTGAAGGGGACGAGCAGCAGCCGGCTCTTGATGCCCTCGTCGGTCCCGGACAACAGCGGCTTGTAATTGCCTTGGATCGTCAGTTTGAACTCGGGCAGGAAGGTGAACATGTCGCCTTGCAGATGCCGCGCATCCATCGGCTCACCGCCGGTGACCAGCTTGATTAGCGCCTCTGCCAGTTTCGCGTTTTTCTCCGGCTCCGATGTCCGCAGCAATCGAACGCCAGGCAGCTTCGCAAGATCGGGCGTTGCCTGTCCTCCGCTGCGTGATTTGCCGGCATCGAGGAACGTCTCGATCGGGACACTCTGCGCATAGTCGCCGGCGACATAAGAAACCGCGTTGACCAGCACCGATTTGCCGTTGCGGCCCTTGCCGTAGAGGAAGGTGAGCTTGTGGGCGGAGGTGTCGCCGGTGAGCGACAGGCCGAACCATTGCTGCAGGAATAGCCGCGTGTCCGGGTCCGGCTGGACGCGCAGCAGGAACTTTTGGAATTCGGGCGCTTCCGCTAAGGGATCATAATCGACCGGAGACACCTTGGTGATCATGTCCGCGGGATCATGGGGGCGGAATTCGACGTAGTCGCCATCGTCGCGCTTGCGAACGACCAACGTGCCGTTGTTAACGTTGATCTTCATCGGATCGGCGTCGATCTGGCCAATACCGACCGAGAAATACGGTGCGCCGCGCTTGGACAGTGCTCCGAGCTTTTGCGCGGACTCCGACGTCCGGCCCCATTTGGCGATCTTTTCGGAGTAGAGCACGACGGTATCGTCGCGCTTGACCTCGACCGCGAAGTCACACGCACCAACGGCGGGCTCAAGCACATCCTTCCGGCCGGACTCGGCGATGCAGTCCGCCTCCTCCTGGATGGCGCGAACGGTTTCGTGCTCGGCGATCATCACCCGCTCGGCGCCGCTTTCGCTGGACCAGCGCCGCGCGTCCCAAGCAAGCCAGCCGCGTTGCCGACCAGGCGATGTCGTGGCGAGCGCGGTGAGGAACAGAAGCTTGCCGCGCTGGCGCTCGCGAAAGCGCTCGGCGTTGCCGAGATCCGTCAACGGAAAGAACGCCAAGCGACGATGCAGCGCATCCGGCACCGCGTCGGGCGCGCGCGTCCCCGCTCCCCCTGTAGACGTAGAAGCTTCCGGCCAATCTCCCATTTGGGAGGTTGGGTCCTCGTCGCCCCCTACGGGGGGCGCGGGGGCGGCCGGGAAGGACGACGGCAGCAACGCGGCCTCGGGGTTCGGCGGATCAGTGGGAAGGGTCGTGTGGTCGCCCGCCTCTCGCGGGCGCCCATCCTCATGAGGTGCTCCAAGCGCCGCTGAAGCGGCGCGTCGCACCTCGATCAGATCCCGGGGCGACTTCCTGCCCAGCTTCAGGCCGGCGGCGATCGCGCTCTTGACGGCCTTCGCGCCAAGGTCGCGGATCAGGCCACAGCCTGCGGCCGCCTCCTCGAGCGAAGCCTTGGCAAAGGCCTCGACGATCGCGCCGGCGCCGACCAGCTGGCCGAGCTGCTCGGCGATCGCGGAGAGCAGCAGCGCCCTGCCATCGCCTTCGGCCGCGCGGATCTGCGCCAGGCCAGCGTTCAGCTGCTCGAGTCCAAACTTGCGCTCGGCCTGGGCGAGTGTTGCGGGATCGACGTCGACGAACGCGGGGGCGTTGTCGACCAGGTCAAGGACGGCTTCGAGGGTCATGGCTGCAGCACCAACGGATGACGTTGGCGTGAGATCACCCACGGATATTGCTCGCATGCGTAGGCGAAGGCGCGCTTTGCATTCTCGCCGGTCGTCCCGGGCGTCAGCACGTCAGGACCGAAACCGCCGACATAGAAGCCTGAGTTGGATGCACCGCGCTTATCGACGCTGTTGTCCCACCAGAAAAATGCGTACCAGAGCTCGTTGCGACCGCCGCAGGTCCAGAAGACCTTGCCATCGTATACGTCACGATGCTTGCCGTTCCTGAGCAGCCCGCCGTCCATGAGCTCCAGCGTCCACCAATTACATTCGGGCGGCGGATCCCAGATCACGCGTGTACCTTCGTGCAGGTAGTGACCGCATTCATTCCGGCAGCCGAAGTATAGCGCTCGCTTTGTCGTCACGCTGCAGCCACCCTCAGCAAATCGTTGAAATCCAGCCCCGCCGGCGCGAACGCGATCCGGATCACGCGTCCTGCCCGCACATAGCGTCGCGCGGCGCGTTCCATGGCGTATTCGGTCAGCACCTTTTCGCTGTCGCCGTCGCCGAGCAGGAGCAGTTCGTCGACGGAATCGGGGATCGACAGTCCGGGATCGTCGAGATCCGGGAAGCGATCGGGCACCTTCTGCGGCTGGCCGTTCGGCCGCTTCAAGGTCGGATGGTTGACGGTCTTGTTCGCTCGGCCGGCGAGGTTGCCGAGGTCGCCGGCGGCCCAGAAGGCCATGTCCTCGAGCGCTCGGCCGGCCTGGTGCATCGCGGTCCAGACGGACAGCACGGTCTCGATGCCCTCGCCGATCACCAGGCGCTTCGGCGCGTCGTGCATCACGATGGCGATATAGGCGCCGGTCTTGGATCCGCGCATTTTCTTGGAGTTGAGGACCTCGCCGGTGTCGGGGTCGAGGATCTCGGCTTTGACCGGCGCCGGCGGCGTTACGTCATCAGGTGACGTAACGACGTTGAGCCAGGTCAGATGCAGCCCGCCGAACTTGCCATCCGGCCGGATGAAGGCACCGACCATCGCCGGGCCTTCGTGGATCTTGCGCGGGCCGGCTTTGCGGCCGTGGTCGTCGATGGTCTCGCCGTGCCAGTATGGCATTGAGGGAATGAAGCGCAGACCCGGGCAATGCTCCGGCAGCTGCAGTCCGCGGCCCTCGAGATAACGAGCGGCGATCGTGCCGTGAATCGGAAGGCTCTGACCGCCGCCCTTGCTTCCCTGCAGCTTCCACGTGCGGTGCAGCCGCTTGCGCTCGGCTTCGCGGTAGTCGGCCGAGGTCTTCTCACGCGCAAGGCGCTTGCGCTCGCGCTCCTCAAACAGTTCCTTCGCGCGCTTCGCGTCGATCGCCGTGCGGCCGCCGAGCTTCTCGATCGCGGCGCGGAAGTCGCAGCCTTCGACCTTCTCGACCAGGCGAATTACGTCCCCACCGTCTGCGCAGACTGCGCATACCCAGCTCTGGTCTTTCTCGATCACCTCGAACCGTTGCGAGGTCGTGCGCCCTCCGCAGATCGGGCACGCTCCGACTAAGCGCCCGCCGGCGCGACGCAGCTTGGTGTATCCCATCGCAACGTCCGCGATCGGGTTGCGGGCGCGGATGTCGTCGAGTTCGTCTTCGGAGATCCGCGCCATCAGTCGGTCGCCTCCGGTACTTCGATATCGCCGTCGGCGCTGATCGGCGCGATCGGCGTAACGGCGGCCAGCTTGGCGCGCGCTGCCATCCGCTCAATGACGCGCTCCTTGAGCCGCTCGTCGCTCTCAATCGCATCGATCAGCCGGACCATGCCCGCAAAGTCATCGCGGCGGGCAACGATATCCGGCTCAGGCTGCTTGATGCGGCCCTCGCTGACCCAGAAGTCCTGGGTGATCTCGATGCGCTCGGCCTCGAGCATGGCGGTCCGCTGCATGCGGGTGAGTGTGGTTTTGCCGAGCGGTTTCATTTGCTCACCTCTTGTTCCGCGCAGCATCGATCGCTTCGCGGACGGACAGAGCCGGGGCGTTATTGTCGGTCAGCGCTGCTCGATTATGATTGTTCTCGAACTTCCAACCGTACTTTGAGCCGTATCGCGCGTTGGCGCGTTGGTTGACCGCATCCAGCCAGTCGAGCCGATCAGTGTCGGCCTTGACGGGATCTGCGGCGACTAGGGCGCGAAGGCGATCGCGCTCGGCGCGGACGTTGGCCCAGACATCGTCAAATGAGGTGTTGTCGGAATAGCCCTCGGCGCGCTTCGCCTCTGAGAGCCACATGTTCGATTTGCGCTCGCTGTCCTCGAGCTGGACAATGCGTCGCATGGCGGCGCCGGCCGACCGGTCTGCCTCGTCTCGCTCTTTCTGCAGCTTGTTGATGTGGGCAATGTGGTGCGGATCTCGCATTCTAGATTGCCTTCCACTGAATCAGCTGACCGCAGAACGGCCCGAGGTGCTTCCCGTCATGTTCCTCGAGCCAGAAGGCGCGCATGTCCGGCCAGTCGCCAAAACCATCCCTCACGGCGAAGGAGTCGAGCTCACGAGGGCGGCGAAGGATCTCGCCGGCGGTCTCGATCCACTCGGCATGCACATAGACGCGGATATCGTCGACCGATTTGCACCTGCCGTCGCCGATCTTGAAGCACTTCGACGTCCGCATGCCGTGATAGTGCTGGATCGTCTCTCCCGGCCGTGCGTGACGCCGCTTACCGTTGGCGCGGATGGTCTGCGTCTTGGGCTTGATGATCTGTCCGGGCTGGTAACCGCCGAGCTCGCGGTGCTCGTCCTGGATCGGCAGGCCGAGGCCTACACGGATCGGGGCGACAAAGCGGGCTTTGTAGGAGTAGGCGACCATCAGCCCTCGCCCTTCGCGGCCGGAGCCTTCACTTCCGGAAGGTTATCGAGATATTCGTTGAGCTCCTTCGCCCAGCTGTCATGGTCGATCGAGCCGTCCTCGGACGTGACGATGATGTGGCCGGACGAATAACCGCCGGAGACGGAGCTTGAGGAAAAACCTCCGCTCCGGTCGATCTGCCAGGCGAGATGCTTCAGGTCGGCCGATAGGGTCTTCCAGTCGTCTGCTTGAAACTTGGCAAGCATGATGACGCGCCGGCGCGGCCTTTCGTTGAGCATGTCCGTCATATCACCCCTCCCGCAGGCACCAGGCCAGCCGCATTGAGCCAATCGTTGATCTTGATCAGGGCGAGTCTCTTGGCGTCCTCGATGTCGGTTGCCGGGCGCCAGCTGGTGGAGGCCGAGGCCTCGGGCAGGTTGAGGCGGAAGCAGGCCTGATGGCGATCGCCCTGGATCGCGTGGATCTCCCCGACCCGGACCTTGCCGAGCAGCACGGCCTCACGGCCGAGCGTCAGCTGCTCGAAGGTCACCACGCCGTCATGCGCCTCGCCAGATGGATGCTCATGAAAGCTTTTGTGCGAGAGGTCCATCGCTCCGCTACTTCTTCTTCGCCGACTTTCTGGCGGGTTTCTTCGCGGCTTTCTTGGCCACGGCCTTGGCGGCTTTCTTCGGCTTCGCCGGCGCCGACGGTGCACCCTTGCCCGAGGCCTTCTTCACTGGCGGGCCGTCATAGCCCTTGGCGCGGAGCTGGAGCGGCAGCCATCCTGTGATAGGGACGTTCTCGACAGCGAAGGCAACGATCTCGGCCTTGGGCTTGCCGGCTTGCTGGCGGGCAATGTCCGGGCCCATGGCCTCCTCAATCGCCTTGAGGCAGAGCGCCTTGTTGACGCCGGCGAAATAGTCCTTGGCGTCGAAGGCACCGCGGAGGGCGGCATTGAGGGCCTTGGGCTCGATCGCGTTGCAGATCGAGACGATGGAATCGTGAGCGTCGTTGCCGCCGTCGAGACTGGCATTCTGGAAGTCGAGGGCGCCGGCGGCGACCTGGACGAGAAGGTCAAGCTTCTCGGCCGGCTTCAGCTTGCTGGCGAGCGCCAGGGTGCGCGGAAGGTCATCGGGCTGGCCGAACAGCTTGCCGGGCGCACCGCCCATGCCGAGGCCAGATACGGACACCTTGACGCCATTGCCGCCGTAAGTGTCGAAACCTGCGAGCAGAACGGCGAGCGCCAGCGGCGTGTCCTGGATCAGCGCGGTCGCGGCGCCTTGCGTCAGCTGGACCGACAGCCGATGCAGCAGGGCATTGGAGATGGCAGGCTCTTCCGGAGCGGGAGCCGGCGCGCCGACGAGCGGCTTGATGGAGGTCGGACCTTCGCAATCGTCGTCGGCCGCGCGCGCCGGCACCCTTGCCTCCTCCGGCCGCTTGATGCCAGCGAACACGACCAGGCGACCCTCCTCGATCGTGACGATGCAGCCGAGCTGCTTGCGCTTTTTGTCGGGGTAGCTGCGGAGCTTGACGGCCTGCTGGATGGTGTCAGCTTCGCCCGCCAGGCGGTCCTGCTCCTGCTCCATCTCTTCGGTGATGATCGTATCGCTCGCCGCGTCTTCGTCGTCGATCGAGGTCAGCCGCGCCGCGATCTGCTCGAGGCGCTGCTCCTCGTCGCCCTCATAGACCTTCTTTTTGACCTCCGAGACCGGCCAGAAACGCGCGCCGTGGGGCAGGTCGGAGAGGATCTCTGCCCAGGCCCAGCCCGCGGCGGTGAGCTCCTCGCACTTCGCAATCATCAGCTGGCGCGCCAGCTGCTTCAGCAAGGCCTCGTCGCTGATGATGTGGGACGTGCCGAACAGGTCCTCGGTGACGTGGCCGCCGGCAGCGCAATAGGCCTCAACGCCCACGACACCGAGCAGCTGGGTGACCTCTTCATCCGTCGCATAGGCGCCGAGCTCGCGCTTGACGTTGTGCACGGTGACGGCATGCGCCTTGTCGAGCTGGGCGAACAGCTTGTCCTGGGTGGCGTGGTCGAGGGCGAGCGTGAAGGCCTGCGCGACCTCCGCCTTGATCTCGCCGGCGCGCCAGGCCTGCCGAAGCTTCGGGCTGAGGCGACCCAGCGCCAGGCGCTGGCGGACCTGCTTTTCGGTCAACCCATATTGCTGGGCGATCTCCTCCTGCGTCTTGCCGTGCTCCTCGAGGCGGGCAAAGGCCTCGTATTGGTCGACGGGATGGAGCTGCTCGGCGGTGATGGCGGTCGTCAGCGAGTACTCGAAGGCCTTGGTCTCGTCGACCTGGTGCATGGTGCACGGGACCGGAAGGTCAGACCCGCCCATGTCAATCATGCGCAGCGCCGCAAGGCGGCGATTGCCGTTGGCGACAGAATAGAAGCCGTCGCCGGCATCCTTGACGATCAGGTTCTCGATCAGACCAGACGGATTGTCGTCCGACCGGTTGGCGAAGATGTTCGCGGCGAGCGCGGCGATGCCGTCTTCGCGGCCGGCGACGCGGGCGTTGATGCCCTCGCCGTCTTCGTGACCGAACTTGAGCATCTTCAGCGGGACCTTGATATCCATGGTGGTGGAATCCTTCAGGTTCTGTTGGGTGAATGTTGGCGGACGAGCTCGGCAGTCTCGCGGTAGCGCTTGCGCAGGATCTCGCGGGTGCCTTCCGGGCCGGTTGATCCATGAGGGATCAACGCTTCGAGGATGGCGATCTGGTTGAGGAGGATCTGGCGCTCGATGTCAGTCATCAGAGCAGCCTCCGATCTTCCATCCGCCGTGCTTCCTGAATCGTGATTGGCGCGTCCGTGCCCTCGCAGAACGCGGCTCGGGCTCGCAGCGCGCGGCAAACAGCGCGCACGACTTCCCGTCCCTGCAGTAAGTCGACCAGATCTGACACGAGCGTGAGGTGAACCGGCCGCTTGCCGACGGCTATGTTGTACCGCTCGGCGATCGCGACCAACTCGGCAACGTGAAGCATGTCCAGCATCTGCGCGAGCCACGGCTTGCGCGCGCGATAGTAATCGCCATCCATCTCAGTGATCGCGCCTGCGTCAGCATCGACGGTCCAGACCTCGACGCCGCCGATGCGACGGATGATCTCTTGCGTTGGCGTATATTGCAGCTGATATCCTATCCCGCCGGACGGGTGCTCAGTTTGGATTGCCGGCAGCTTCACATTCCATTTCGGGGCGAGCGCAGTGATGATCCGCGCGCTGATCGGCTGAAACGCACGCAGTTGAGCTTCCAGCCGATCGAGAACGTCGCGGCTCGACTTGATCTCGACTGAAATAATTTCCGTCTCGGTCACCGCGGCGAGATCGATCCGATTGCTGGAGTATCGCAGCGGGAGTTCGTGGATGATCCGGGCCGTAGGATACCGCTTGCGCAGTTCTGGTACGATCAATGCCCGCATCGTCAGTTCTTCGCTGGACCTGTTCGTGGTCATCGCTCACCCTCGACCAGGTAAGCCGCAGCCCGCCCCAGCGGCGATGCCGGCGAGCCGTCGGGGTTGCGCTTCATGGCGTGCGCGATGACCTCGGGCGGGCAGCCGAATTGCAGCGCCAGCGACATCAGGATGGCGCCGTCTTTTGCCAGCACATCGGCTTGCGTGTTGACCTTCTGTGCGCTGAGGAAGACTTCAGCGACGGAACCGAAACGGACTTCCCCGCCGCAGCTGCCGTTGCAGAGCAACTCGCGGCCGAGGCCGAGCTTGTAGCGCTGGCCTTCGTGCTCCATCTCGATGGTTTCGTGACGGCGACGGGATGCGAGACGGCGGCGGCGGGTCATTACGGCTTGACCTCGACATCGGTTGCCGCCGCCCGCCGATTCCAGTTTTCCTGCACCAGAACAAGCTTCGAGATTCTGTTTGTATAGGCCTCAGCCTCCTCGAGGGTCAGGCCCTCACTTTTCGCGATGAATCCAATCGACGCCGAGAGCATGTTGATCGAAGCATTCAGAACCGTGATGGCCTCCGAGCCATCAGCAACGCGGCTGAATGCGGACATCAATTGTGCCACTTCGGCCGGCACTCCGGGATCGCGCGTGATGGTCATGGCTGCACTCCCGCCAGCGATATCGGCCGGACGCCCGTGCGCGCCTGGTGCTGGTCGATCGCGCGCCGGCCGATCGGCGGATCTCTCATCAGCCACGCGGTCAGATCCGAATGGCGCAGCGGAGCATCGCGCAAGGGGTCATAGAGCGCGCGATCGCGGCTGACGAAGTCGGCCTTGCTCCAGATGTCGGGCGCCTCGGACTTGTATTCGGCGCGCTTGCGGGCGAGCTCGGCTTCGCGATTGCGCTTGCGACGATCTCGCATGTAGTCGCGCATATATTCGCGGTTGTCCTCTTTGGTGCGGGCCGTCATGCTGCGTCCCCATCTGATGAAAGGACGGCAACATCAAGCTTTTCGAGCACGGCGACCTTATTGCCGTGTGGGAGAAGCCCTGCGAACATCTCGCGCAGACGGTGGCAGGCCTCATTGGGCAATCGTTCACTGGATTTCAGGATGACGAGATCGCCCGCCTTGAGTTGGAGTTTTGCGATGGCGAGTTCCGGAAGAAGCTTCGGCGCCTCCTCCTTGACCCAGCTGCGCCAGACGATCACGCCGTGATGCCAGAGCACATAACCCTCTGGCCACTTAGATAGACGAATGATTCCGCCTTCGGCGGTCTGCTCTTGATAGAGGTCAAGTGTCTCACTCATGCTGCCTCCCCCGTCCATTCGAGCTCGTCACCCCAGCTCGTCCATCCTTTTCGAGGCCGCCGCGCCTGAAGCTCGAGGTAATCGCCCTCGGTGAGCCGCTCGATGCGGTCGAGCCATTCGTCGGGCTTGCGGGAGTGCTCCATCACCGGGGCGACGATCAGCTGGCGCACGTCGGCGTAGAGGCGCTTGGGGTTGCCCTTGGTGGCGAGCCAGCATTGTTCCGGGTTGGCACGGGTCCAGTAGCCCTGCCCCATGTGCCAGGTCGAGTTGTCGAAGAGGTCCTTCGTGGCGGCGATGTCGAGATTGGTGTTCGTCTTAACCCACGTGAACGCCGTGGTGACGTGCTTGAGCCCCCAGTGTGCGAGCAGATCGAGCGCATCCTGCGGACACCAGTCGACCATCCACATGTAGAAGGCGCCGTCATCGGCGAGCAGCTCGTTGACCGGGATGTCCTTGATCTTGTCGACCTCTTCGGTCTTGTAGTGGATGTTCGCCGAGCGGCCCTCGCCGGCGGCTGACCTGGTGAGAAACTTCCACTGCGGGTCGGAGCCGATCGAGCCGAAGCGCTTGCCGGTCAACGCCAGCGCGCCGAGATCCGCAACGCAGCCGCCGTTCTCGGTCCGCTCCGCGTGCTGCCGGCGCCGATCGGCGATCTCGGCTTCCTTGGCGCCAGCCTTGATCGGATCGATGAGGATGGCGCCTGCACTCTTGATTTTATCGCGCGCGGTCTCCGCGATCTGCTCAAAAGAATCATCATCTAGAGCCGCGGCCTGGCGGGCCCGGTTAGCGAGGTTCTTGTCGACGCCGATCTCCTTCAGGGTGAACCTGCCGACCTCACGGTCTTTTGGGGGACGCCCCTCGACAATCTGGCCGGCTTCGATCGCGACAGCGAGCATGGTGCCGAGCTCCCGCTCGAATTTCATTTGGGCGACGGTCGCCTTGCACAGTAGCTCCCGATCCCGGATCAGGCGGGCGTGCAGCTTCAGGTGCTCGATCTCATTGCGGATCGTCTCGACCTGGTTGCGGACCGCCATCACCTGATGGTCAAACTGGGTGGCGTCGACCAAGGCGCTGCAGATGCGATCGTAGGCGGCGAGCAGGGTCATGCGGAGACGACCTCCACCAGCTGCCGGCCGATACCGCGATGGGTGCGGATCTCGAGCCCGAGCTGCTTGAGGCCGTCGAGGTCGCGCACCAGCTGATCAAGCACCTCGCCCGCGTTCGACGGGCGGACAGTCCAGACCTTTGAGATCAGCCATTCGTCGCCGACACTGTTCGGCATCGCCTTGACCAGAGCGCTGACGAGCAGCGCAGCGCGCGGCGAGCAGCTCAGGCGTTGGCCGTTGCGAGTGACGAAGTCGCGGCCGATCGCGAGCGGACCGACGTTCGCTGGCTTCGCAGGCGCCGCGGGCGCCGGGCGAGCTGCAGGTGATTTCGCGGCCGCCGGGGCTGGCGGTGCGGCCGCGGGCGGCGCCATCTCGACCTTGTCGTCGAGATGCGCCGCGATGGACTCGACCAGCGTGCTCGAAACCTTGTCTCCGGTCTCAATCGAGCGGGCGGACGCCGCCGTAAACTGTGCAGCGAAGTCGAAGGTCTGCATCGCGAAGATGAGGCGAGACCTGTCCGCGAGCCAGCCGCGCTCGGCCTCGAGGACGGCACACAACGCCTCGACGATCTGCTTGCGGATCATCCCGGGATTGCCGCGACGGGTCTTCGTGATGCAGCAGAGCGCGGCGACAAGGATCTCGCGGCCGAACTTGGCCAGCACCGATTGCAGCATGCCGACGGCCAGCGTATCGCCCGGCTTCATCTTGTTCGCCGGCACCGGATAGCGGCAGATGGTGACGCCGGCTTCGGCGCAGGCCTGCGTCAGCTCGTCGGCCGTCTTGTCGCCGGCGGCCAGGCGCGCGGCATGCAGTTGCAACAGCGACATCGCCGTGACATTGGCATTGATGGCGACGAAGGCGTCGGCCTGGTCGGCGTGGTCGACCTGGATGATGACGCAGGGCACGGACTCGAAACCCCGCGCGGCGGCGGCCGTGGTGCGGTGCTGGCCGTCGATGATGGCGAACAGCCCCTCGCCGATCGGCGCCACCACCACGGGCGTGAACTTCGCCCATTTGAACTTCGGCACGATCGCGACGATGTTGTCGGCGCCGCGCCGGCCGATCTCGCGCTGGTAGCGAGGGTCAATCCGGAGCTTCGATATCTTGAGCCATTGCAGCTCGGGCCGCTCGCCTACCTCCGGCATGGGCCCGCGCGGCAGCCGCGGCAGGAACGGTGATGGATCGATGCGGCGCAGGTCGCTCATGCCGGCACCCGCGGGAATTCATTGTGCTCGACGCCGTCGAGGAGGCGGCCGGCAGCTTTCTTGCCGACGCGAGCGACGAACTGCGCCCCCGCTTCAGGATAAAGCTCAGCCGCCTTGGCGACGTGGGGATGCGCCGCAATCGCTTGCCAGCCCGAATGCGGATTGCCCCTGGCCTCCTCTGGAGCGGACGGCGCCCACTCGCCCCATTGCTTGAAGAAGAACGCCGTATCGTTCCGGTTGCATTGATCGCGCAAAGACCGCGCCCAATCCGGATGCATCGCTCGGGCGCCGTTACCGCTCTCGCCGCCTACAATGACCCAGTCGACGACGGCGCCGTGAAACTCCTGGTCGTCCTCGATCGCGACGTCGCATTCCAGCGCGCTGTGATGATCCTCATAGCCATCACTGCCTCTCACGAGATCTTCGAGGTCGATCGGGCCGAGCAGTGGCTCGAGCGAGACGAAGCGTACGGCCGCCGGCGTCTTTTGCAGCTCAGGAATCCGCTCGTTGGCTTCCTGCTGCCGCTCGGCCGAGACGCCGAGCCAAACGTTCGGCAGAGGCATGTGGACCGCCAGCCATTCCGATGGCTCACCCATCCCAGGATGCAGTTGGCTGAAAATCTTCTGCGCCGCGCCTTCGATCATCGCGTCTCGAAATGCTGCGCCCTCGCCGTCCTTGAGAACCCACGGCTCGCCGCAGCAGTTGCCATCCAGCTGGCCATCGCCACAGTTCACGCAACCTTCCGGCTCGAAATAATCCCGCATCCGCTTCGCGCGCTTCGTTAGCACCTGAAACGTGTGCTGGGGCGCCAGCGCCATGACGGCGAACATCTTGTCGAGCATCTCGTCGGTGACGAAATCCGCAAAGGCGTCCGTCATCGAGCACACGAAGATCTTGCGAGGTTTCTTCCAGCGCAGCGGCTGGGTCAGCATCTGCTCGTCGAGGAAGATCTCGATATCCTTGCGGTGACCGGGCTTGAACGGAAGGCCAGTGCCGAGGCGCTTGTTGAATCCCTCGGAATAGCAGTGTTCGCAGCCGGTGGTGGCGTGCTCGCAGTGCCAGCCGACCTTGCCGGTCTTCAGGTTGCGCGCGCGGATGCAGTTCCAGGAAGCGTCAGTCCATTCGATCTTGGAGTTATCGGCCATGCGGCTTGTCCTCCGGCTTGGCCACGGGCACCAGCGCGAGCCCGGCACGCGCGAGCATCGCTCGCAGCGTCTCGACCGATGACGGCATGCCGAGCGCGCTGTTGCGGGCAGATAGAAGGGCGATCTCTAGCCTTGCGTCGACGAGCCTGATGGTGTCGGGATCAGCGGGATCGTGCATCAGTGCGCCCTCGCCTCTTGCAGCGCCGTCTCGGCCGCTGACACTGGCGCAGCGATCAGCGGGCAGTTGTCGCAGACGCGATCGAGCGCAACGCTCTCCATCGCGCCGTAATGGTCGAGGGCAACGCCGGCGAGGCATTGTCCGCAACACTGGTCGAATTCGGCGAGGGGCATGGGGCGGCTGTTCATTTGAGCGCCTCAAGAACTTCGGCAACCGAGATGCAAATATCGGTCGCAAGCAGTGCCATCAGCTCTGGCTCTTCACCGTCGCGCGTCAGGATGATGCAGCGTTTGCCTTGCCCGCAAAACCATCCAGCCTCAAGGTGAGCCGAGCGACCAGACGGCAGGACGAGCACGCACGTGTCTGCCCATTCCATCGCGCGCTTGTCGTTGACAAATCCGCGAGCGGCTATTGGCGATGTGGTGAGCAAACGCCGATACTCTTCTGCCGACCAGCCCTGCCATTGCGGGTCGATCTCCGACCACGCGAAACCCGGAACGCCGTTGAAGGGATTCCGGAAGTCGTAGACCTGATGCCCGATCATCCGCAGATGAGCGACGAGATCGGGCTGGTAGGGATTGCGCCAGGACGACGCGACATAGATCCGCTTCATCGCCGCGTCTCCTGCGCCGCCGCCTTCTCGTTCCTTACCTGCTGCCAGGCCTCGACGCGCAGCGCCGGCAGCAGCGCGCCGATCGCGGCGAGCCAGCGCGAGCCCGAGTCCATGTCGCCGGCAAAGAAACCCTCGATGCTGGCGATGATCGCCATGCCGGCATGCGTGCAGCGGACGCCTTCGGCCGGGCGCCGGTCGGCGTCGCGGATCTCCTGGGCGAGCACGGGGAAGCGCAGATCGGCAGCAAGGCCATGATGCCGCGCCGGCTTCGTCACCACCTCCTCGGTGAAGACGATCAGCTCGGTCAGGTTCTGCGAGAGCGGCTTCATGCGCGATCCTTTGCAAGCTGGCGGCTTTCGGCGAGCAAGAGCTCGACCAGTGCACCCATGACGGCGCGCCAGCGCTCGTCGCGCTCTTCGCCGACGGTTGTGGTGGAGTAGAGGAGACGGCGGTCTTCGCGCGCGTCCCGCGCCGCGCGCATCATCGTGACGGCGAGCAGCTGGACCGGCACCAGGAAGGCGCTGGTCTCGGCTGTCTGGATCACCAGAAGATCGAGGAACAGCCGGTCGGCGTTGTCGGCGAGCTGCTGCGCCGTATGGCGTCCGTCGAGATAGGCGGTCGCGTAGGACACGGCATGGCCTGCGATGAGGTTGGCCTGCTCGATGCGGGTGAGGTGCTGCTGCATCAGACGTCCCTCTGCACGGAACCACCAAACACGCGCGCGATCTCTTCAAGCTGATGCTGCCGCATTGCCTTGATCTGCTCGACCTCCCGCGCCTTCAACATGCGCGGAAAGGTGAGAACGACGGCCGTCCCCGACAGGGATGCAGGACGGCCGCCGCTCTCGTTCCGCCGGTGGGCAACAGCAGCGGAATTCGAACGCTGAGGAATGCCCCATGCGCGGAAGTCGCGCGCCACCAGATGGCGCTCGCGCGGGACGGTCGGCATATCGCCGAACGGGAAGAAGAACGGATCGTCCGCCACCGCGGAAGGCGAAGAAGACGCGGCCCCTCGGCAGACGATCCGTAGCGCGCACGCCAACACAAGCGCGATTGCGATGAGGATGATGGGAAGCCACACCATCAGGTGATCGATGACGCTGATCTTCACCGGCGCGACCTCCGCTCACTGAGGGCAAGCGCACCGAGCATCCCGAGCATCCCGGGCCAGCCGCCGATCAGCACGATGGTGATCAGGACGTTGGCGAAGCCATCGATCACGGCGCCGCTGCCCGATGGCTCGTCGTACATCGCAGCCAGGCGGCCGGAGCTGAAAGCCAGCATCCACACCAGGGAGCCGATCAGGGTCCAGACGAAGCAAAAGGCGATCAGGTGATGCGCGATCGTGACGAACATCGAGTTGGCCTCCGGTTGCAGGGACGCAGAAGCTCACGTCCGGAAATGACCGGACGGGGTGCAGCTGCAGGTGATGTCGGGATACGCTGGTGACGCTACTGGAACTGTGAGGCGCGCTCTAACGGCAGCGCGGCCTGTATCTGCCTTTCTTCGGCTTTTTGGCTTTGCGAGCCATCAAGCCTCCGATGACTCGGTATCATCCGGCTTCAACTCACGCATGCGCTTGTCGAGAACCCAAACCATGTCCTCGGCCATACCGATGCTCGGGCGCGGCAGAAGGCCGAGCACGATCACGAGATTGTCGTAAGCGTCGGCCTTCGGCTTCAGCCGATCGATCTGCGCTCGCAGGCTCTGGATCTCCTGCTTGCAACGGGTCATCATCTCGATGGCTTCGCGGTTGTTCATGTCGCGCATGTCGCCCCTCAATTCACCAGAACCATGCCGAGCACGGCGCGCATCTCCGGCGACAGGCGCCTCGCGGCGTCCTGCCCTGACGGACTGCGCATCCACTCGTCGCTCTCTTCCTTGGTCGCGTCGAATTCGCCGGCAGCAACGCGCGCGGCGAACTTCGTGAAGCCTGCGGCCGTCAGCTCGGCGTGGAGCTGGGTGATCGGGCAGACGTATGTATCGGCGTAGTCGTCGAATTCGCCAGTCTCGGCGCGCTTGGCGAACGCCTCGTATTGATCGGCGTGCTGCGATGACAGAGCCGCGACCTTGCGCAGCTCGGCGGCGAGCTTATCGCGCGTCCTCATGATGCCAACTCCTTGAACTTCGCCATCATGCGATCAACGCTGGCCTTGATAACCTGCTCGTCGCGTGCGGCAGCAGCCGCCACCAGGGCATCGCCGCCGATCTCGCGCAACGTTGCCTGCCGCGCTTGGTCCCACTTCTCGGCTTCGTGGCCGATCGCATCATTGTGGTCGGCGATCAGGCACTCGATGTCCTTGACGTCCTGCTCGGTCAGGACGTGGCCCACAGTCAAGCCATAGAGGCGCTCGCTCTCCCCGGCATCACCGTGGGCATCGACACCGGACGGACCGTCGTGCGCACGCACGATCGCGATCAATGCCTTGGCTTCGGCGAAGCGGTCGAGATCCGCCGTGACGTTCATTTCGTTCGCGGTCTTGGCGTCCAGGAGCGACTTGGCGCGAGCGACACGGAACTTCATCATGCGGTCGACGACGCGAACTGCCAGCGTGCCGTGGGCGGCGATATCGAGGGATGCGCGTGTCATGCTGCCCTCCAATAGCGAACGATGGGCGCAGCAACGTCGGCCGACGTCACGTGCTGAGCGGCTAGCTCGCTCATCCGGTCCCCATCGATCTGTAATTGCTCCGGCTTGCAATTCAAATTGGTTGAGCGTCTCTCCGCCCTGTCACGCCCAAATTTGCGAGGGTTTCGACGGCGGGGACGTTTGCCATTCGCTTCCGGTTTTCCTTCCGGGTCCAAGGGGATGCGCACCCCACAGGACATGACTCGCATTGGCGCGGCGCAGTCAAAGCTCGAATTGGGTGCCGGTCTCTCCCGGCTTGTCACGCCAAGTTCGCTGACGTTTGAGGTTCGCCCTAAAGCCGGCCAACTCAGCCTGCCGATGCGCGTCGGCTCGCCTACTCGCAACCCTTCCACCGCCGGGACATTCTGCCGGCTCTGCGGGACTTGCCTCTGGTTGCTTTCGCTACGGCATTCGAATGACGGGCCGGTCGGACCTCCGGATATCGTATCCATCGGGTGGGCGGGACGCCGGGTACGGCCGATCCGGTCGCCGACATTTGCATTCCCCCGGACAAGCCGGCCGTCAATTGTCTCAAGCCCGCTTGCGTGGTCGCAGCTCGTCGAGCACCGCCATGAGCGCTTCGTAAGACGGCTCACGATCGCCGGTGATGTAGAACTGTGCCGCGCGCTCCGAGCAGCCGATGCGCTGCGCGAGGATAACGTCGGCCTTCTGATCAGGCCAGAGCGTGAGGCAGACGCGCCCGAATTTCGACAATCGTTCGGCTTGAGGATCTCTTCGAACACTTGTTCGAAGCGTTCTCCTTGGCCGCACAGGCGGCAACGTGCACGATTCGATAATGGACACGACATTCCCCCACGCAACGCAACACACGAAACTGAAACCGAGGCCTTCTCATGCAGCCCATCAACCGCGTTGGACGCCGCACGCTGATCTGCATCGCCGCGCTGATCGTGATCGCGCTGGCGCTGTTCCTGGTGCGGACCTGAATGCTGTCCAAGGGGCAGAAGCCTATCCGAACCGTGGCAGCCGAGATGCGCTGCTCTACCTCCGCGCGCAAAACCTGTCCCGGCGCGGGACACGCCCTCCGCACTTTGACGGATACATGACGATTTTAGTTGAAGCTTCCCGATACCCCCATCAGGATAGGACAAATAAGCAAGAACAAGTGGGGGTTGAGTATGGGTTCGGTCGTTCGCTTTCCCGTGCGGCGTCATGCGCGGGCCTCTTCAGCTGCCGACTGCCGCCTCTCAGCCACTTCCGCCAGAACATCAAGCGTGATTTCCGGCCTGCCCGCCTCCACCGCCAATCGGACGATCCCCGCCCAATGCTCGCCGGGAATGCCGCGCGGCCGGGAGCGCCAACCACTCACGGTCGATTTGGACTCACCCAGTCCTTTCACGACGCGCTTGGCGCCGATCGCGTCAATGATTGAGCCCCAGGTCCAAAGCGAATCAGTTGTCATGCTCCAAGAAATAGTTCGCATAACGCGAACCTGTCAAGCAGACGCAACTTGCGAAACGACATTTCGCGGGGTGCGTGGTCGAATATCCACCATGGATAGTGATGTGGATGTCGGCCGGCGACTGATCGCGTTCCGCGAGTCGCGCGGCATGAGCCAGGTCCAATTGGCCGGCGAATTGAATATCGCCAAGAACACCCTCAACGGATATGAGACCGGCGAGCGCGCCTTGCCCGCTAACAAAGCCAAGAGAATCCGTGAGCGGTTCGGCATTTCGCTGGACTGGCTTCTCTACGGCGATATCGGGCAGCCCGGCTATGAGATTGCGGTAAAACTCGGCCCCAAACCCAGCATCAAGGCGGACGCCAAGGCCGCAGCGGCTCAAAAGGCGCCCGCAAAACCCCGGAAGTCTGCGAACCGATAATTCGCACGTTGCGAACTTTTCGTTGACAGGTTCGCAGATTGCGAACTAGATTGTTTCCCGTGAATCACCTCACGGGAGCCTTCCATGCCGTCCGCCAAGCCGAAGATCGCCCAGGCCGCCGCTCCCGCCGCCGTCGGGGACTACGTCGTGCGCCCCGCCTATGACGGCTCCTGCGGCGCCCGCGTTCAGCGCAAGACCGGCGAGCGCTACGACGACGTCACGCTGATCGGCACCTTTTGCGAGACCGACGAAGGCGCGCGTGCGCTCGCCGCGCTCATGAACGACGCGAGGCGCCTCGCGCATCGCTTCCATCTCATCAGCACCGTCAAGCCCCACGGCGATCATCGACCTGAGGAATGGGTCAAGCATCTGATCGTCTGCGCCGTTGCGCGCGCGATCGACGGGCCGCGTCCCCTTCCCTTCGGCAGCACCGAGGCTCGCGAATATGCCGCGCATCTCGCCGATTGGGACAACCGTTCGTCTCAACCATCGCAAGGAAAGTAGCGTCATGCGTAACCTCGCCCATTCCACCAACACCTTCACCGCGGGGATAGCAACCCGCGGCTGCGGCCGAAGGGCCGTCATGCCCACCAGCCCCAGCATGACGGCCCTGGTGCTCTGCCTCCATCGGGAAACGCCCAAGGCCCTGCTCGTCTCCGACTGTGCCGATCAGTCCAAGGCCGTGTGGGTGCCGAAGGTGATGGTGACGATCGAGGCGCCGAGCTCGGAGCGCGGCATCCTGGTGGCGACGATGTCGAAGGCGTTCGCCGAGCGGAAGGACCTGCATCCGCGCTTCATCGATCCATCCCTGTTCAACCAGGCCACGCGCGAGGTGCTCAACCGCGCCGTCGCGCGCGCGGCCAGCAAGCGCAATTCCTATCGAGGCCATCGCTCGCCGCACGCGCGGCACGACAGCCAGAACCAGTTCGCCTGATCACCAGCGCGGCCGGGCGGCGGCACGTGGCGTATCGCCGCCGCCCTCCTCGCGAACTTCTCAACCAGAGGAACTAACCAAGATGCGCCAAAAATCGAAAGTCGCTTTTCTGGGGTTCACAATCGTCCGCATGTACGACACCTGTACCCGGGAAACGGAGCGCTTTTTTCGCGACGGACGGCTTGTGGCGATCCTCCAAAAGAACGGCAATGTCGCGATCTCGTCCTCGGGAATCTTCGATGATGAGAAGCACCCACGAGCGAGATATGCCGTGGCTCTTTGCCTTCACGGGCTCAAGCTCATCGGCTCCGATGCTCTCGACGCCGCCAAATGCGCGCTCGACGCTCATTCGGAAAAACTCGACATCGAGACCCTGAAATACGAAGCGCAAAAACTCGGATTTTCGCTGATCCAGAAATCAAAGACCCGGCGGCGCTAATGTCAGTCATCACCATTCACCCCCTCATCGACGGCTCCCTCTCCCTTGATGCCGTCCGCGCCCAACGCATCGCCAAGGTCGCCGAGATGGCCTCGCGCCTGGTCGAAACTGGCGCCTTCGTCGATCGCGACGACGCCATCATGGTGCTGCTCTCGTTCGGATATGCGTCGTTCGAAGTCTACGCATTGGTCGCGGATGCGTGCCAAGTGGCGGCCGAGCATGTGGTCGCGATGGAGATGGTCGAGCCATGACCCGCGAACAGATCGAAGCCCGCATTGCCGAATTGAGATCCGAGATCGCCAACGCGCCGAGGTGGGGCGCAGCGATCAGCGCTCGCCTTGAGGAGATCAACGGGCTGAAGCAAAAACTTATGCAGCCGAAAGGCGTTTCACCGATGCGCGAGGCGATCGCGCGGGCAATCTACGACGTCGAGAACCGCTGGATCGCTCCGAATTTTCCCGAGGGGCACAAGTTTCGGACGTTCGAAGAATTGGACGACCGAGAGCAGCGCTTGCACTTCGACTATGCCGACGCCGTTATGGCGCTGCAAGCGCCGGCCGCTCTGGTCGACAGGCCACGCGAGATTTCTGCTGCAGGTGCCATCATAGACATTATGACGGGCGGTAACTTCGACTGGCGAGCCCGCATTGATCAGAGCGATTTTCTGGAAAGCTCCGACTGGCAAACTGCGCTGGCATATGCTCGTGCCGCAATCGCCCTCTCGCACCCCCTCAATGAAGCGCAGACAGCAGCGACCCGCCCAGCCGCTTTTCTCTCTTGGGCCGCTCATACTTTCGGCGCGGTGGCACTCGATCGGCAGGAGCGAGCTCTCCGCTTCCTAGAGGAGGCGCTTGAGACCGCCCACGCGGAGGGCATTGAGCAGATCATTGCCGACCGCATTCTCGGCCGCGTCTGGAGCAAGGTGCCAAACCCGGCAGACACGCCGCGCGAGATTGGCCAAGCCTATGCCTGCCTGGAGATGTACGCGGAAAGCATCGGGGTCTCTGCCGACGAAGAGGCGACTAAGGAATTCGAACGCGTCAAGACCTTCCCGAAGGAGGTTCTCGTCGAGCGGCACAAGGCAAAGATCGTACTCGGCATTGCTCTCCCGCGCCCGGAGGATGGCACGTGAGCAAGCAGCCCCGCCCCACCGACGAAGAATTCGCCGAGCTCGCCCGCAAACGCGACGAGGCGGTCGAGGCGAGCGTTCAGGCGATCTGCGACGCGCACGGTGTCGATCGTTCGAAGATCTTCTTCCACGCCTCGCATTCCCACGGCTGCTACTGCGCATGCCCTGACGGTCCCTGCCAGCACATTTGGGACGGCCCCAGCCGTCCAATCGGCCTCGAGGAAGGCGAGGACGAGCGCAACGCGCCTGGATGGTCGGTTACCTGCTCGCGCTGCGGGGCGGATGCGATGTCGCATGACATGAGGTGCGCGCCATGAGCGATCCCAAGCTAGAGGCCCTTTTCGATCCCGGCGGCGCGGCATCGCCGGCTCGAGTCTTGTTCCTGATCGAATCCAACGCTCGGCTTCGTATCGCCCTTTCGCAGGCGATCGAGGTTTTCGAGGGCATGAACGACGACGAGATCAACGTCGAGTTGTTGCCAATACTGAAGGCGGCTCTCCATGACGGCTAACCGCCCCCAACGCATTTCCCCCACAGAGCCTCCGGGCTCGCTGCCCAAGCGCATCACTGTGGCTACCGACTACGGCCGCGCGGAAGCAGAGCACAAAGGAGGTGATCCCGCTCACCATGCAAGGAGCACAGAAAGGCGGGCGATATGTTGATGCGCGCCCGCCTTTCGACCACCCAGCGGTTTGCGCTTCTCCAGCGCGAGAAGTATCGCTGCCATCTATGCAACGGCTTGATCTACGTCGGCCAGGCATGGGACGTCAGCCATGAAATCCCGCTGGAGCTTGGCGGCGCCGACGATGACCAGAACCGGCGCTCGGCGCATCGCAAGTGCCATCGGGCGCACACGGCAGTCGCCGACCTGCCGGCGATCGCCAGAGCAAAGCGTATCCAGGCCGGACACCACGGCGCGCGCGTCGCGCGCTTTCCGATGCGCGGCGGCCGTGACGATGTCCTGAAGCGGAAGATGGATGGCACCGTCGTCGTCCGCGCGACAGGTCGGCCGCTGTTTCCAACCCGGAGAGTTGCATGACCGCCATCAACGTCATCATGGCCGGAGCCCTACAACGCGACCTGATGGCCCGCGGCATCCGTCATCTCGACTTCGAGGCCTGCCAGACACTGGTCGCCGGCATGCTGCGCAGCACGGTCACGATCGAACAATGCACGCGCGAAGACGATCAGCCGCCGCAGCGCTGCGCCACCGGCGAGGCCGACCTCGACGGCAGCTGCATGGCGTGCGGAGCGGGCCAGCGAGAGACATGTGTGATCGGAGACGAGCCATGACCACCAAGCCCACCCTGCTCGAAACCGCCCTGCACCAGGAGCTCCTCGCCCGCGGCGTGACCTGCCTCTCGGTCGAGGACTGCCGGACGATCCTTGACCTCGCCTATATGCGCGCGGCCAGGATGAGTGATGCGCGGCCGATCAGCCGGGAAGAGTTCGACGAGATGACGCGGAGGGCGACGTGAGCCAGTGCCTCACCCTCGACCAGGCCGCCGAAATGCTCTGCAAGAGCCGGCGCTGGCTGATGGAATGGCTGCGGGCCCACCCTCGGGATAGCGGGGGTAACCTCTTCTACACGCCGGTCGGCCGGGATAAGATTTTCCATCAATCGGACATCGCCCGCATTGAAGTTGCGTTGAGGGAGGGTCAGTCGTGCCGCTCAAGCTCCGGCCGCCGCGGAAGGGCAAAACGCCCAACTTCGAAATCCGAGGAACATATCTCGGGGTCCGGGTGGAGGTTAGCAGCGGAACTCACAAACGACGCATCGCTCTTGAGCGGCTTGACGAGATCGAGCGATGCATCGAAGAGCACAAGCAATACCCAGCCCCGGAGATTAAGCCTGATCCCGGGCGGCCGACCTTCCTGACTGCGGCCAACGCCTACATGCTCGCCGGCGGCGAGCGACGCTACGTGCCGATGCTGCTCAAACACTTCCGCGAGAAGCCGCTCGAGGAATTCGATCAGGCCACAATCGACGACGCCGCGAACATGCTGCTGCCGCGCGGGGCGCCCGACTACAAAAACCGCGCTGTTTATGCCCCCACCATCACCATCCTGCGCCACGCGCTGGGCGACAAATGCCCGACCTTTCGGCGGCCGAAGGGCTCGAAGGGACGTCAGCGCAAGGAATTCATGTGGCCGGAGGATGCGCAAGCCGTAATCGCTGCGGCGGCCGACATCGATGCCGAGCTCGAGCTCTACCTGCTGGTGCTACTCTACAACGGGATCCGCAAGAGCGAGGGCCTCAAGGCGCTCGCCGCGGACACCAGGACGGCCGACCATGCGCTGTGGCTGCCCACGACCAAGAACGGCGACCCGCGCATGCTGAGGCTCCGCAGCGACGTCGCAAGCCGCTTGCAGGCCCATCTGGAGGCCCACCCGGACCGCACGCGGCTGTTCAAGTTCAAGGATGGGGGCCACTTCAAGCATCTGCTGCTGCGCGCCACGATGGCCGCGTGCGACCTTCCCTGCCCGGTGCGGCGCCCGTCGCCATGGAAGAAGCCAGCGTTTCGCCTGAGCTTCGTCACGTTCCACACCTTCCGCCACACATGGGCGACCTGGATGCGGATGTATGGCGGCATCGATACCAAAGGCCTGGTCGGTACCGGCAATTGGCGTGACGAGCGCAGCGCCTCACGCTATTCGCACGTCGTCCCGCGCGACGAATGGAATCGCGTCGACGACCTGCCGGCGATGGGGACCAGCCGGGGAAAAGCCGTCGGCGATTGA